TATATATGGAGCCGGTGGGAGTTTCTAAAACTCAATTATATCGCTGTTTTTAGGTTTTAGGGTCTGTTTTAGGTACTGACTTCTAAAACTTTCACGGCTCATCATTTGTATTACTAGTTTAGCATAGGTTCCAAGAAAGTTCAAGCTTAATTATAAAAGAGATATAGAATGAAGCTATTTAATAGGAAAAAATCTTTTATTTTTTTTAAAAAAAGTTAGTAAAATCTCTTGATTTAATACAACTTTAGTTGTATAATATATACATAAGGTTAAGGAGGAAACCTTAGACAAGGAAACTAAAGAAAGGAAAAATAAATGTTAAGGCGAAGAAAAAAGCCAATCAAAGCTAAGACGAATAAGCTAGTAGTCAAAATCAACTTGTTCATCATAAGCATTGAGTGGCACATCGAATTCGGATAGTGAGCAATCACTATCCGCCCCTTAGTGGGGCTTGCTTTAATTATAACAGGTATCGTGATGAAAGTAAAATTTAATGTTAAAAAAACCACAGCTAGAGAAAAACTTGAGTTTATTTTAGGGCTTCTGTTGATCGTAGTGATCATTTGGTTTTTTGTGAGGTAAATATGTTAGTTGATATCAATGCTATTAAATGGCTGCTAGAAAATGCCACAGCCTATTCTATTAGTAAAAATTGTGGATTATCCACCCAAGCTGTAGACAAATATAAGAATGGTATTTCTGATATTATGAATATGCGTTTGAAACACGCAATTAAAATGACAGAATACGCCAATCAGTTAAAAAACAAAAAGTGATGGTTATTTAATCATCACTTTTTTGATGTAAAGACCCATTGCTTATAGCAGAGAATCAAAAAAACATAGTCATTCGATTGAGGTTACAACGGACAATTTTAATAATTGCCGTTATAAGCACAATAAAAAAAGCCCTCCCAGATTTGGGAGGGTGTGTGTCTTATTATTATAGATTATAGCGTTTCAGGCCACGGATCGTCCGTGGTATAGGACATACTGGTAAATCGTATATCGCCGATATCGCGATCCGTCGGCACTGGATCGTCAAACTGTAAGCGAATTTGACTACCGTCAGACGAGCCAGCAACATAGTATGTACCGTAGCGCTTACCGTGATCGTCTGTGATAACTCCCAGCTTTGATCCTGTAGGTCTAAAGCCAGTCGGCAATCCACCGACGTTTAAGATTACGACATTTCGCTCTCTATCAGAACCTTGTGGGACATACCCCGGTGCGCCTCTGCGCTTGATACCAAACCAGCCCCACGATAGACCACCAAAACTAATTTCTACCGTAGCATTAATACGTCTAAACTCGACATACGATGCCCCTTGTGTAGAATTTATATTTCTCGGTCTATGTTTCACTTCTCCATATAAAACAGTCCAAGCAGTTTGCCCAGTCCCAGCGGATTTTTTTATCCACTTGATAGCTCCGTTCTTGGCCGTGGTGTCCGTATAGATTGTGCCAATATCAGCATTTAGATTGTATGGGAAGCCTTGGCCTTTTAGCTCTGTGCTTGTGCCAGTTCCAGATCCGACTGAGCGTTTCAGCTCTTCCAAGTCATTCTTGGTTGCGAGCTGACTAGTGTCAATCGTTGGCAATTTTGAGCGTGTGACAAACGGATCACCACCGTTTTGCAATTTTGTATCGATGAGAGCGTCCAGACCGAGGTCTACGTGCTTCTCCTTGATATTCGTGGTCATCTGCGCTTGTAACGTGGCATAGGTTGGAAACAACTCGTAAGCTTTGGAAGTTTGCAACGCTCCGCCTTGATTAGCTTGAAGCGTCCCAATATCACGACCAATGGATTCTATAGCTTTCTTTAATTTATCCATTCAGCACCTCCTTAGAGGGTATTTTTAGCCGTTGTATAGATTTGTACGAAGTCAGTATTTTCAAGGTCAGTGAATTTTTGGCCAAGCTCTGTCATTTTTGAAACAATCGCACTGTCTGGGTTTTCGCCCGCTTTGATCTTATCTGCGATTTCCTTGAGCGTGTCGAGTTCTTCTGGTACACCTTCACCAAGGATTGCCGTTTTCACTCCTTGGATAGCCGTGTCCAGTTGTTGTTGTGTGATTCCGCCTTGTCCGATTTCTGACTTGTCAGCCTTGTTGGCAAGCGTAGTCTTGATTTCCTTGACATCAGCACCGACAGCTTGTGCAAATTGCGTTAATTTTTCTGTGTTTAAAGTCATGTTCTATCCTTTCAAATTTTAGCTAAATTATATAGTACAGTAAGGTCTGGTAGTTCTTCCGCTTGTGGACCGTTTGGATGCTCTGCGATATATTTGTCGATTTCAGTTTTGACATCGTTTCTTACAAGCGAAAGGACTTCCTCGCTTGTAAATTCGTCTGCTGAACGGGTAATGTCCAAGCGTGTCGAGCGGTCACTTGGGAAGATATAGCCATCGCAAACAACTTCGACCAGATAAGACCCAATCGGGAGGGGCTTGCTTATTTTAAAAGTAATTTTTGATTTGTCTACTGTACTTTCAAATGTAGCCTTTCCTTTTTGATTAAAGATCCGGATTGTAGCATTTTTGCCGTTTAGATCGTTGATTGGTTGCATTTGCTCATCTAGTAGCTCATAACCAAATAGAGAGGCGGAGTCGCCTTGCTTGACGACCGCCCCTCCTTCGAATTGTTTGAGGTTTGTAGAGTTTAATCTCAATTGTCTACCTCCTTTTAGTTTTAGTTTCCTGTTTGCCCCTGTGTAGCTTGTGCACGTTCTTCAATAGCCTTAACCACTGATGCACTGGCTTCTTCAATCGCTTTAGATACTTCTGCGCTATCTCGTGATTGGCTGTCAAGGAAACGTGTAAAATCTCCATCGTCAAGCTTCAAATGCTTAGCCCCGTTTGATTTTAATTCATCAACCGTCCCCATGCTACCAATACCGAATACTCGACCATTAACAACTCCGACATATCCTTGCTTTCCGCTTGTGCTTCGTACTACAAAATTCATATCTTCTTCCTCTTCTTTCTTGCTTAATTCGCTTCCAATAATAACCACATTTTTATCCAGGCCGCCCGCTAGACCTGTGCTAGTAAATTGCCACCAGCGGGTATGATCCATACTTGGATACACACCCCAATAAGGCTCTGGACGTACCTCGTAATCGGGGTAAGCTGCAATCCAAAGACTATTAGGATATTTAGCGGTAATCTGCTCTACATAGATATTAGCCAATGTGTACGGCTTATAACTGTAATAGATAGGCTCAAACCCGTTCGACTTGCAAATATCCATAAATGCCAATACAGCGTTGGTATTGGCTTGTTTATCACCGCTTGCCCCATCTTCATAGTCACACACTAGGTAGCGTGGACGTGATGGCAGGTTAGCGATGAAATAGTTAGCTTCAGCTTGTGCTGTCGCTACATTGCCACCAAAACGGGCAAAGTGATAGTAACCAATGCAGTTGCTTGTATTTGTCTGCTGTGTTGCTACTGGACTAATCCAACCGACACCCTCAGTTACCTTGATGATGGTATTGTTAGTTCCCGATGCCTGACAGATACCAGTCAAATCTGATGACTGATAAGCCGATACATCGATAAAGTAATCACCCTTACCAAGTCCACCCGATTCACTTTCAGAATCATCAAATGGCAATTCAAACCAACCAACCATCCGCTGACTTGGTGCGTTCCAGTCGACATAGCTAAATGTCCCATCGCTCGATAAATTCCTACGTACTCTGCGAACCCATCCGCCATTATATAAGGCATCTGAATTTCCATCTATATTTTGCTCTGTCGTGGTAACAGTACCGTCTGCGTGTTCTGCGACCACAAAGCCGATATGCCCAAATGCATGATTTGGAGAGCAATCAGAAACGAATACTGAGCCGACAGGAGGGTTATTAGAGCCGTTAAAGCGTGTTACCTTAAGTCCTAATGCAGAAGCTCTGTCCAGTCCGTTGATAGCGTTTAAGTAGCTAAAATTGAGATTGTACAATCCTTGATATTGTAGAATGTTGTCAATTAATGCCACACATTGCCCGCCATAAGGATTGGTCGGAACGGTAACACGTTGATTGACTACGCTATCTAGCGTGTCTAGCAATTGTTTTCGAGTAGTCAAAAGACCGCCTCCTTTTATTAATCTTGGTTAGGTTCTTCATATCCTAAAGCTCGTGTACTATCGCTCAATCCTGTTGTAGTAGGGTCATTGACGATCCCAACAAGCACAAGGAAGGCAAATAGTACATTGATAAATACAAGGACTTTATCAATCGTTTGGCCAAATTCCAATTTGATGCCAAAAATGTCAGCAAAAGCTTGGAATAGCAAAGCCAAGGCTGGCACAAGGGCAAGCCAAAAGTTTTTGTTTTTCAAACGTACATTCCAGTTGATTTTCATAATGTTACCTCTTAATTATTTTTTGTTTTGAATTAGTGCTTTAAGCTCTTTCATATCCTCGCTCAAGGCTTTGACCTGCTCTGCGAGGATTAATAGAGACTTATTTTGTTCATCATGGTTGTCGAGTCGTCTCACTGCTGTCAGACGGAAGTCACGCATGTTTTCGATATCTTTCTCGATAACGACCATGCGTTTCTCTTGTGCAACGACACTTCCTTTAAAATTTCCATAAATTCCAAGGAGGACACCGACAAATCCGATGATCATGCTGATGTCCTCTGGTGTAAAGTGGATCATAGATCACGCCCCTCTCTGATTAAAGTGTTGGTTGTGGTGCGGCTGTAGCCACTGGTTGAGTTTCAAGATCTCCACTTGGTTGTGCTGGCTTTTCTTCCTTCTCTTCTTTTGGTTTAGTCCATTTCCAGATACCGATTTTACCATTTTGGTAAAGACTGTTTAATTGATCTAAGGTTTCGCCTTGGTAAGTAAATGGTTCGGTCACTTGGATCATGACACGCTTACCTTCTCCAAATGCTTCTGTGTGGTTCGGATCTTCAATCGTAAAGATCTCTTGTGGTTGATATGTTTTACCAACTTGTCCAAGATCTACTAACTCAAGTCCACGCTTAAAGATTGTAGGATCCATTGGATTGTCAATATCTGTTACACGAGCTAAAAGATTCCAATCAGCAACGTCCTTGATCTTCTGGATTTGATTGGCTTTTTCTTCGTTATCCTTAGTAAGAGCTTGAATCTTGGCGATAGCATCATTGTTAGCTTCGACAGATTTGTCTAACTCTTTCTTGATGGCTACTACTGCGCCAGATGTGTCAAGTTCCATGCGGACGATGTTCAATACTGCTTCGATCAATGCAGCATCATCTTCGGTCATGCGGTTTGTTGGCAAAATTTCCTCAAAGACACGGTACGGGAAGCCTTGCTTGATTGCTACCTTGGTAGTGTTAGCTACTGCATCGTATGATTTAAATTGTACTTTGTAATCCATTATTTATTTACCTCGTTTTTATTCTTGATTTCTTCAAAAAGATCCTTCAAGTCCTTATCGGACTCTAGGACAGAGCGATAGCTTTCAACTTCCTGAGCAAGTTGAGCTACAAGTTGCTGTGACTCAGTGAGACGAACCTTAAATTCAGCCTCAATGATCGACTTACTAGCTAGTTGATTTGCTAGTTCCGTGATAATTGCTACATAATCATTTTCGTTCATTTTTTTACCTATATTATTTAATATGATCTCTATCGAAAGAAAAAGCGTCTAGCATGCCTTGCACTTTCGATTTCATTGCACTGGTCATATTTATTTGTCCGATGGCATGCGCCCACAATTTCCACAAAGCAGCAACACTTTCTTCCAAACGGACGAATCCATCTGGATTATCTGTATCCGACTTAGTTTTTTTGGGAACAACAAAATGCCTAGCCCAAATTTCAGAAGATTTTCGCCAAGTAGCGGGGGAGATTCCCTGCGTAACGGCTTGCAAATTCCATCCCTCTTCAGACGCAGAATGTCTAAATTTACTTGTATCGCCAAAATATTTGATTCCATCTTCTCCGCTATTTGAGTTGTTATCAATAACGATTCCGGAAAAAGTGGTTGAGTTCCAGTTCTCCGTCCCACTTCGATTGCTACCGATTATTGTTTTAGAGTGCCTTTGCCCATTTTCGATGCTCGTTTCATAACGCATAAATTGTGTAGGGTAGCCGTTGAAAATCCGTCTTATAGATGCAGTGTCTGCCATCATATTTAACGAACTATTATCTAAATCAAATACCATCGATCCTGTGTTTGATTCAAGTCTTCCACCTTTAATACGTTCTGCAGAGAAGTCGATCGATGAAAGTTGTGTGATAAATGCCTTCTGTGAAGTCAACTCTCTAATAAATGCTTGGTTTGATACAAGCTTATTGATCATGGCAGAATCTACTAACAACTTATCTGCTGTTACTGCATTACTAGCCAAAATCTGAGTAGTGACTGATCCTGATTCCATGTGGCCAGTTCGGACACTTGCAGAAGCTAGATGCCGGCTTATGATGGATCCGTCAACCACCATGTCGCCTTTCACCTTGATCAATTGAGCTATTAAGGCAATGGATTCTGGCTCTTGCACCATTAAAGAGCTGATCGTTCTTCCGTTAATACTCTTGCCAGTACCAAAGGAAATTTGACTTGGTGTGATTTGGATATCTGTTTTTCTCACCATATCACCAATTTGGCTGGTGATTGTTGAAAATTGCCCGTCAATACCTTGTTTGAATTCAGCAAATTTTGAATTAATCTTAGAATCAGTTGATGTTGAAATGGTTTCAAATCTTCTATTAATGCCAGCTACATCTTCAGTATATTGAGATTTAGCGATATACCCTTGTTCTAGAATCTGCCTTGTTGCTTTCAAAGCATCAACAGCAGCTTTTTCAGAATATGTAAGCATGCGCTGTTCAAGTTCACCGGTTGGACCAGTCTTAGTCTCTAATTTCGTCAATTGAGTAGATAGGCCTTGGATGGTCTGTTCAAATGTTGCTTGCGCTTGTTCTACCAGATAATTTTGATCTTCTGGAGCTGGTTGCCATTTACGGTCATTCGTACCCTCGTAGAAGTCAAGTTCTGTCATAAAAAGACCGCCCCACCAGTTTGGGTCATTTCTTAAATACTCAAATTGTAAGTAACCATCATCAAACTCGCCTACGTTAAAATTAAAGGATTTCTTAACGGCTTTGTTACTGTTAAAAATAGGACTACCGGAACCCTCAAAAATGACTTGCTTTTCTTCAAAATCCGCTGTACTTCCCTTCCTACGCTTACAGAAATAGATCTTAAAACTCTTTGAGTTAGCGTCAAAACCGAGCATGTTGAGCATATAATCAGCGTTACGTTTAATAATAAAACGTGGGCTTTGAACGACTGCTCCGGGACGTAGTTCAAACATTCGCTTTTGGCCGTTGAAGTAATAAACATGATTAGAAAAACCTAATAAGCCATTAGCTTCTGTCCAATACTTCAACCCATCATCCGCCCGACTATTTCGGAGCATATTAGGGCCACCACCAACACCAATTGAAGTGAATTCTTCTCTGATGCCATTCACTGTCTGTTCGACATAAGAGCGATCAGCCTTTCCGTTGGCCACATTTGTCAGGTCAGAGATGGCTTTCTCTGTGGTCTGCTCAAATCTGGATTGTGCGCCTTGGATTCCAGAAAATTGGCTTTGTGTCTGAGCCTTGAAGTCATTTATCAGCTTCTGGATATCGGCATCACTGGTCTTTAATTGATCGGTTGTAGCTTTCAAGCCTTGCATCTTGACAGTGATGTCGCCATATTGTGCATTGAACTCTTCTACAATTTCATTTTTGTTAGCTTGGTTTGCTGCATTGATTTTGTCGGTTACTTGAGCCGAAATTTCCTGCTTGACTACTTCAGCTTGTGCTTTTGCTTGTTCGATCCCGTCTGTGATTTTATGTTCCAGCTCTTTTGCTTGCTTGTCATACTCAGCATTGGCATTGTCTACAAGCTTCTGAACTTTCGCTTCATATTCCGCATCGTAGGACTTCATTTTCTTGTCAACGGAATCGTTGACCATTCCCGAAATAGAGTCTGCTAAACTTCTAGCAACTTCGCCAAATCCGATGCTGACAAGTTTGATGCTCATTGGATTAAACTTGTATTTCGTGATCTTTTTTCGCAAATCGACATCGTAGCCCTCGTGAAAGATGCTCACGATATCGAACATGTGTACTGGTTGGTCCGCCTGGCCTACAACGTCAATCTCAAGACTTTCTTCGATCATGTCACACAGAGTTTCACGGAAATAGCGCTTGCCGTATTCCTCAAGCGTTTTTTGATCCACAACATCCTGATCTTGTACTTCCATATCTGCTTCGTAGATATGCTTGTATTTATTGATCAGTGGGCTATCAATAGTTACGGTTAGGATTTGATCTTTCTTTCCTTCTTCATGTGCTTCAATAACCTTTTTAAAATGAATCCGTGTTCTCAACTCTTTGGTAGACTTCGATTCTTGAAACGACTTCATGTTTTTCTTGTAGGCAAACAATGATTCGTTCTCAATCCCACCGTGCTCTAATAATCGCACACTGTACTTATCTCGGACGAGATCCCCACCCCATTGTCCAACGATGGAGTGCTTGTCTTTGGCCAAAGCTTCCATCGCTGAGATATCTTTAAGGTTGAGGGTGTGTTTTGACATCACATCGGAAAAGAATGTGAATGGTGTTTCTCGTTTAAATCCGGCAACAAGCGCATTCATTACAGTTGCTCCATTAACCCGATCAACATTGATCTTGTTGATAGAATAACCATTTAACAATGTAGCTACTTGATTGGCATATACAGTGACATATCCGTGTTGCTTTTCGACTTCGAAGATAGTGAAGTACTGCTCTCCATGTAAATCATCAGCAACTAGTTCTGTTTCCGGAGTTAACAATGCCCATTTTGGATCTGAGGTTGGGAATTTAAAGGTAAGCTGATAGGTGCTGTTCGCTTCCTGGACGATTTCGGAGCTAAAAGCTTCATTAAGAGGGAAGTTTCCCTCTTGTAGATAAATCATACTTTATACCTCCAATTCCCTTTTATTGTGATTTTTGAAACGGTACCTGAAACTGCAATACCAGACGTACCTGGAGCAATTTCAAAGAAACCACCTCGTTTTCTCAAGGTGTTTTTCAAATTTCCATTTTTGTCATAGACATTTTGTTTCTTGTGACGGCAATCAATTGTTGCTTTCGTGTCAATCGTAAGTTGCATGGTTTGCTTCCCAATGGTTAGAGAGACATCACCATTGCCCTCGATTGTAATGACAGGTTCAGAATATACCGTTCCTGGATTGTTTACTGTGCCGTTACCTGCTAAAGTGACTGCAGCATCATTATTTAAGTAACGGAATGGATGCATCTTTAACTTGATTTCTAAAGTCCAAGCATGCAAACCGTTCTGTTTAAATGATGCGCTCTGAAAATCAGCATAAAAAATAGAGCCTGGTCGATGACTAAACTCTATTTTATTTTCTTCTGGCTTAAATTGATTTACAATCATCTCAATTTCGCTTGTCTTGACAACGTAAAAACTTACTGTCTTATCGTACCCGTCATAAGCTCCATCATAAAGATTGTAATCTCCGTTAGCTCCGTAAATTGTATTTGATTCGACCCTTGGTGTGGCCGTCTGGTCTTCTCCGAAATCCGTCACATAGCAGTTTGGGATTGATCCAGTGTCAAATCCATTTATAATCATGTTAAACATTAGATTCCCTCCCTTGCCATGATTTTAGAATATCTTTGATAGCTGTTTTGCGCTAAAACATCACCGTCCAGATAGGTTTCTGATGGTTTTTCAAGGATAGCAGTAAGGATCTTTTCTAAACTTGCTCTCAGAATTGCGATCTCAGCAACGATATTTTCACCACTGTAGCTATTTCCGTTGGATGTTTCTTTAAATAAAAATTGCTGGCTGGCATTTTTCATTTCTCGCAAGAATTTGGCATCTTCCGGAATTCCGACCCCTGTTGCATATCTTGGGAAACCGAGATTTTTCATCAGGCGCTTAGTTCTATCAGCTCGCAATACTTTTGATCCACGAGGTAAGTTAAGTACAACATCCCGTCCATCTGGTATAAATGAGCTTCCATCTGGTAATGTTACCATTTCTTTATAGACCGCATTTCGCTGGTCATTAACCATTGCGAGTCCACCTTCGTGGAAGTTCGTACCTTTTTCGTGTCTTGGTCCGAAAACACGGGAGAATGAGTTGACCACTTTATTTACTACTTCTGTAGCTGTGATAGTCGTGTGGTGACTTGTTGGAATACCGTTGATGGCGTTGGTAGCACTGTTCGCAGCATTAACCGCACTAGTGCTATCGCCTGTTATGGACTTAGTTGGGCTTGGTGTAGCGTTCCAAGCGTTTTGATTATCAATCGCTTGTCGTGCAGCAGTGATAGCACCAGTTGGATCACCTAATTGTGGTTTAACAGGGCTTGGAGTGTTATTCCATTCTTGCTGTTTGTTAATCGCTTGCTGTGCAGCATTATTCGCATTGCTTGGATCAGCGGTAATTTGTTTGGTTGGTACGTTAAATCCGTTATATAATCCTAAGGCGCCCATTACTTGGTTAGTTCCAAGCGTTACACCGTCTGGAGTTGCAATCAAGTCCGTCTTATGGTCGGTAGGTAGTGTTAAGATGCTAGACATCGCACTAGCGATAGCGCTCTTGGTCTTGTCTTCTGCATCCAAGTTGACTACGTGAGCCATACCAGTTAACGAATCAACTGCCAGTTTTACACGTTCAGCCTTATCGCTCGCAGCATCTTTTAAGATCAGTTCTTTCTGCTCTGGTGTGAGTGTATTCCAACGCTCAATGATCGCAGTAGCACGTTCACCAGATGATAGGAAGTCAGTATTCTTCATTAAGAGTTCTTTAACTTCCGCTGGCATAGCATTGTATTGTTCTAACAATGTTTTATTATCAAGGATGGCTTGCATACCTTGATTGTTGCCTACGACCAATTCTTTTTCTGCTGGAGTTAGGCTATCCCATTTACCGACTTCAACCAAGGCTTCACCGATAGTCATCTTAGCATTTGTTTCAAGATTGGCATGCTTGAGGATAAACTGCATATTCTCCCAGCCGTTCTCAGCCTGCAATGCTTTTGTGACTTCTTCCTGAGCATTGGTCTTGACTTGTCCAGTTTTAGGATCAAATACCATTCCGTTCCACAAGAGATTTGCATCTCTTGTCTCTTGTGACATGTTCTGTACACTTTTAGCCACAAGACCGGAAGAGCGACCTACGATGTCAGCAAATTGATCTGCCTTAGCCATCATCTTATCGTAATCAAGTCCAAGTTCGGCCCAGCTCTTTCGTAACTCTCTAAAATACAAGTCACGTTGTCGATCATCACCAAAATTGAGAGGGACTTTTTCGCTCAGTTTCTTTTGAAGAGCGGCATACTCACGGCCGAATGCTTCCATTTTGGACTTATGTTGAGCACTTAACTCTTCCATTTTTTGGTTATATTCAGCTTTATTGAGAGTTCCTTTGTCATACTCTTCTTTTAAAGCTTTTGTCTGGTCTTCGTAAAGTTTGATCTCATCTTTCAACCATTTAGCAACGACTCCAGATCCTTTCCTTAGCTGGGTTTCGTTCAAGTCGTTTATTTGACCATTCATCGCTTTGATGATGGCTGTGCGCTCATCTGCAGAAAATTTCTGTATTTCCAGTTGCTTGTTGATAAATTGGTTCTCGTAGTCGTAAATGAGAGCTTGTTCTTCACGAGTGATCTTACGTTTTTTGTCAGACGCATTTTGATAGATCTGGATGATCTCATCAGTCATTGTCTGTACGTTTTTCTTTTGCTGTTCCGCTTGTGCTACAGCACGTTTTTGGACTTCCTCTGAAGCTCCAATTTTCTCAAGATTTTTTTGAGTACGTTGGAGATCTTTATCGATTGCTTTTTGCAAATCGCTCGAAAGTCCCTGGACGCTCTTACGGACATTTTCAACGGCTTGAGATCCACCGTTTCCAAAACCAATCATTGCTTGATGGGCATCATCGATTTTAGCTTTTAATTTCGATAATTCCTCAGCTTGGACCTTGTTTACCGAAGTTCCCCAGGTCCGAGTCCTCTCGTCTGCGTCTGCCATTCCTTTGGCCACTGCAGCAATCACACCAACTGCAACACCGCCTATTAGGACTCCCCAGGTGACAGGGTTCCCAAGTAGTGCGATCCCTTTTGCTAATAGACCAGTAGAAGCTACTGCACCTTCTGCAGCAGTACTTGTCGCAGTGATACCAGTAGTTGCGGTTTTAAATGCAGAAGAAAGACTGCTTCCCTGTTTAAATAATTGGAATGTCTTGCCTAAAACAGAAAGGCCTCCTCCAACTTTCCCAATTCCTTGAGTTAGGAATCCGATACCTTTAGTGATACCTCCGATAACTCCGATACCTTTGCCAAGGATTGATAAGGCTGGGCCTGCGCCTGCTGCAAGTAATCCCCATTTAATGATATTCTGTTGCTGAGACTCGCTCATTTCACTAAATGCCTTGGCCATGTCCGCCAATTTTTGGACCCAAGGTTTTGCAGCTTGCAAGCCAGAGTTCATTGCTTTCAGAAGCGGTCCGCCAAATTCAATTGCCAAATCAGTAATCTGGTTTTTAAAGATTTTTAATTGAGATTCTGTAGTCTCATAGCGCTTTTTGGCTTCGTTCGTGAGGGCTGTATTTTCTTTCCACGCTCCATTTGCAGTTTTTAAGGCTCGTGATAGCAAGTCTCCAGCACCAGCCATACGTTGCATAGTATCTACTTCTTGAGTTGATTTGATACCCAGTTCTTTTAAAGTTTGGGTTACATCTCCACCAGACTGCTTGACTTTTTTCAATCCGTCAAGAAATGCTAATAAGGCGATTTGTGGTTCTGTTTTCCACTCATGAGCAAAGTTTTGAGCGCTCATTCCAGATACTTTCGCAAATAATTCTAGCTTTTTACCACCAGAAAGTACTTGCGTGTTGATTTTTTGCATGACACGAGAGAATGAGCTACCCCCTGCTTCTGCGTTAATACCCACGGAACTCATAGCAGTTGCTACTGCTAAAATCTGCGGTTCAGTCAATCCTACCAGATGCCCTGTACCTGCTAACCGCAAGCCCATTTCCAGAATCTCAGATTCAGTTGTTGCAAAATTATTTCCGAGGTCAACAATGGTTGATCCTAGTCGTCTAAATTCAGATTGTGGCATCTGAGTGATGTTTGCAAAACGGGCCATTGCGGTAGCAGCTTCATCAGCAGTCAAGTTGGTAGATTCACCGAGGTCGATCATGGTTTTCGAAAAGTCAACAATGTTTTCTTTTTTGATCCCTAACTGACCTGCCGCTTCCGCTACTCTCGCAATGTCCGCAGCACTCGCTGGCATTGTCTTAGATGCCTCCCGAATAGCATTTGACATCTTCTTGTATTCGCCCTCAGTAGCGTCAACCGTTTTTCTAACTCCGGCAAAAGCAGACTCATAATCTACGGCAGCCTTAACTGCAAATCCTGCGCTTGCAATCAACGGGGCTGTCACTCCTTTGGTTAATGTTCCTCCAAAGTCAGAGACTTTCTTCCCAAATTTTTGGATGTTATCTCCACTTTTAACAAGGTTCTTCCCAAAGTTTTCCATTTTACCAAAAAAGCTATTTTCACGTCCAACAGCTTTCAAAGCTTGCTCAACTTTGTAGAGTTGTCCTTCCATTGCTGATAATTTTGCATTTTCTCTCTCAATATCAGCAGCAGCTTTGTCAAATTTAGCAGATCCAGGATCGAGCTTGTCGAAGTTCTGCTTCATTTGATCGAGTACCTTCTTTTGTGCTTCAATGGCCTGTCCTAAAGACTTGTATTTTGCTTTGAGGAGTTCAGTACTCTTACCATTGTTTTTCAATGTGCTATCGAGCGCTTTGACATTATTTTGGAAATACTTCACAGCGTTCTTTGCACTTGTTAAGCTAGGATTGAACTTTGACACGTCCAGCCCTAG